CTGATTGTCATAGTTATAGGGTTCTCCATTACTTATATAATAACACATTTTGTCAAGAATAAATAGACTAAAAGGAATATTTCTTATGGCGCTTTCGCTCAATCCGTTCTCCTCAATTCTTAGTTCAGCCAAGAACGCTGTCAGCTCTGTTACTAATCAATTTGGTGGTGGATTTGGCAGCGGTGGCATGAATGCTGACATGCAAGGTTTAGAAGATAAAGTAAACACACTAGGTGGCGGCATTGGTTCGCCTCTAAACGGTCTCACAGGCGGCGGCTTCCCAAGTGTTGGAACAGCAATGGGAGGCATTGGAGGCATCAGTAATGCCGCTGGAGATATCGGTCGTGCAATTAGCGGTGCCGGCATTGGCGGAGCAATAGGTAGCCTTGGGGGAATCGCTGGAGCAATTTCTTCAGCAGCAGGACAATTGAATAATGTCCTTAGCTTGTTTAGAGGTAAGAATTTACCAGCTGCTGGAGAGCTATTTGAACAGCGTGGATCTTTTGTAGAACTACAATCAGGCAATGCCGAAGATTGGCGTGTTAGAATCAACTGCAACTTTGGCCTATTTGGAGCCGGCTCATTTGGTCTACTAGAAGGAACCAACGGAGTAGTCTGGCCTTTCAACCCTTCAATTACAATTGCTACTAAAGCAAATTATTCGGCGCTTGACCCAGTACACAGCAATTATCCCTTCCAGGCATATAAAAGCAGTTCAGTTGATGATATACAAATTTCCGGAGATTTCAGTTGCGAAACAGAAGACGATGCTGCCTACTGGATACAGGCAACAACATTCTTTAAAGCCTCTACCAAGATGTTCTTTGGTGCAAGTACAAATGCAGGTAATCCTCCGGTAATCTGCAACCTAAGTGGCTACGGTCCCGGAGTACTAAATTCTATTCCTGTGGTGATAAAAAGTTTTTCAGTTGAGCTGCCTGAAGATGTAAACTATATTAAATGCTCTTCTAACAATTTTCGTCAGGCAACATGGGTTCCTATTCTCAGCAAGATATCTGTAACAGTAGCTCCTATATACAATAGAAGCAAGCTGCGTCAGTTTAGTCTACAAGAATACGCATCGGGGCAAATGAGCACCAGAGGATATATCTAATCTATGGCTACTCAATCTAACACAGTTAAATACAAAAAGACCAGCCCTTGGGCTACTACGCAACAAAATAGATTATATCTTGATTTGTTGGCAATCCGACCAGTACCTGCAGAAAGTGACGATTTTAAATATGTAATAGAAAATCAATATCGTCATAGACCAGATCTGTTAGCCTATGATTTATACGGTGATGCCAAGTTGTGGTGGGTGTTTATTCAACGGAACATGGACATTATTAAAGATCCTATCTATGACTTTGAGCCCGGTACTGTAATTCTTATTCCTAAGAAATCAAATTTACAAAATTATCTAGGAATCTAATATGTGGGATAATTTCGGATTTAAGGGAAGTGCTTTTGAAAATGACCCTGGTGTAAAAAATGTCGCCAAAGGAGTTGCTTCGGTTGTAACTGGTGCCACCGAAGCATTGGCTAGCTGCAAGATTAGCGACTTTGCTAAAATAGCTGATACTGATTTTTATAGTCTTGCTGGATTTTTTAAAGAATCAACGGCCGGCGGCCCTCCGTATGAAAATGTGTTAGAGCAGTTTGCATCATATACTCCGTTATGGACATTGGCGTGTCTTAGTCCAAACCAATTTAATGATCCTAGCTCATATCGAGGAAATCCAGCTGCCTTGGAAAATGTGATATTTTCCTCAGCAGGTCGATTTGCCGGACAGCGAACACAGACTATTGTAGGAGCCCCTGAATATTTTGTCAATAATTTTGATATGCGCATGACGCTTGCAGCAACAAAAGCCAGCGGTTCGACCAATGTTATTAATTTTTCCTTTGAAGTCTTCGAACCATATTCAATGGGATTCTTTATTCACAGCCTACAGACAGCAGCTATCAATGCAGGATATCCTAATTATAACGGAACTCCGTACCTATTAAAATTAGAATTTGTTGGCCATAGAGACAACGGACAAATGTTTGGCAGCAGTGAAGCATTAAACAAATATTTTGTAATACAATTTACAAAAGTTAACTTTACAACCAACGAGGGCGGCAGCACCTACAAATGCGAAGCAGTACCCTGCAACCATCTAGGATTTACCAATGTTGCCCAACAGATTGTAAACAATATCAAACTTCGCGGAGAAAACATAAAAGAAATGTTAGTAGCTGGAAATACCAGCTTATGCAGTATTCTTAACAAAGCACAGCAAGATCTAGTTCCCAAGACTCAGGCAAAAGCCGATCAGTATATTATTGTATTCCCAGAAAAATGGAATGATCCAGTCGGTCTTCCTAGCTCCGGCGCAGAACAGTACCAGGATCTATTATTTGCAATATTAGATTTGGCATTGCCTGAATCGTCCCCACTCAAGGGTAGAACTGGTCAAGACTCCCAAAGCTTCGGCGACGGTATTATAGGAAATAGCAGTTTGGGGTTTGGACCTAACTCTGGAGGAAACATAAATTTTGGATTTGAAAGCGATGTCACAGATGAAGCCACAGGTCTAATAAAAAGAAACTCGCTTACTATCGATCCCAAACAGCGAGAGTTTTCTTTTGAAGCCGGAGTAACAATTCAGAATGTAATACAAGAAGTTATTCTTAGTTCAGAGTATGCAAAAAATGCTATAGACCCGTCAAATTTAGATAACGAAGGAAGAATAAGTTGGTTCAGGGTTGATGTACAAATTGAAATTGGAGATTACGATTCTATAAGAAATTGTCGTCAGCGTACTTATATTTTTAGAGTATTGCCTTTCATGGTCCACTCTAGTGTGTTTAGAAGCCCTACGGCTAATCCTCCGGGATATCCAGGACTTAACAAAATTATTGGAAAAGAATACAAATATATCTACACAGGGCAAAACAATGATGTTTTGAAATTTGACATACAGGTCAATCAATTATTCCACACAGGTAAACAACCTACTCCGGCAGAAAATAGCGGATCAGTTGCTGTAACTAGAACTACGCAGTCATATGAAGAGCCTGATCAAATTGAAAAGACTCCCGAGACAGGTTCAGTAGATGCTTCAACCACTCCTGATGCTGCTCCAGGATTTGGTGACATGGAAATGACCAAACAAACAACCAAGGGTGGACCCGGCACACAAGATGTGGCCCGACGAGTAGCAGAAACGCTAAAAAATGCTATTCTAAATCAAGGCACCGGTGATATGACTAAAATTAATTTAGAGATCATAGGCGATCCTTATTGGATCACCGACAGCGGTATGGGAAACTATCTTGGAGATGAATATGACGGTAATCCTTATCTTATGCGAGATGCCAATGGCAGTGTAAACTATCAAGGTGCAGATACACATATTAGAATAATTTTTAGAACGCCGGTAGAACCTAATCTTGGAACTTCGGGCGTAGGCGGACTGTACAATTTTCCGCCTAATGAACCGATAAATCCCTACAGCGGAATTTATAAAGTTCTCTATTGCAATAGTAAATTTAGTGACGGAAAATTTACACAATCAATAGAAGCCACTCGCATGCCAAACCAGCCACAAGACTACGATCCCTACAAAGGACCAAGTAAAAACCCATTGGCGTCAGACATCAAGACACAAGACAAGCCATCTACCAGCGTCAATGACGAGGATACAGCCTACAATGACGATGGATATGCAATTGGTATTGATGTGCTAGACGAAACAGGCGCAGTGAGCAGTCTAAAACGCAATCCCGAAACAGGCGAACTATATGACCCAGGACAATAAATGGCACAAGTAAAAAGAGAAGTAGCAAGTAAATCAAGTGATATTTCAGGAGGTCCCTATCTTGCTAAAATTATCAGTCACCTAGATCCTACATTCATGGGTGGTCTAGAAGTTACTCTATTAAGACCAGACGGCAACAGTGTTGGAGAAGGCGGTCAGACATACCCTGTAAGATATGCTAGCCCCTTTGCCGGTCAAACGGCATTTGAGTTTCAAGGAGCAAATTCAGATGATTTCAATGACACTCAGAAAAGTTATGGTTTTTGGTTTGTACCTCCCGATGTAGGTAATACAGTGTTGGTATTTTTTGTTGAAGGCGATCCTAGTCAAGGCTATTGGCTAGCCTGCGTTCCCGACAAATTTTCAAATCACATGACGCCAGGTATTGCAGCCAGTCAAGCTGTGGCTTTTGCTGAAGGCGAAGAAGAAAAATATGATACTAAAACTGTGCCAGTTGCAGAAGCAAATCGCCGTGCCAACGCTCTAGAAGAAAACACAGAAATTGATAAAATTAAAAGAGCAGTACATCCTATTGCAGATCATTTCTTAGAAGAAGGATTATTAGAAGACGATGTTAGGGGTATAACATATTCTACCAGTCGTAGGAATGTTCCTAGTAGTGTGTATGGTATTTCAACTCCCGGCCCGCTTGACCGTAGAGATGGTGCTAAGAAAACATTTATCGGTAAAACAGAAAGTCAAAGTCCTTTGCCCGTACCTGTTAGTAGACTAGGTGGCAGTCAATTTGTCATGGATGACGGCGATGATCGCTATCAGCGTAGGACCACCGCCAGCGAAGGTGGGTATGATTATGCTGATACACTTGACGGCGATGCTGGCGAACCGACTATACCTTCAGATGAATATATTAGATTGCGTACACGAACAGGACATCAGTTGTTGTTACATACTAGTGAAGATTTGATCTATATCGGCAACAGTAGAGGCACCAGTTGGATTGAAATGACCAGCGATGGCAAGATTGATATCTTTGCTGAAGATAGTGTAAGTATTCACACAAAGCAAGATTTAAACATTAGAGCAGATCGTGATATCAACATGGAAGCTGGCAGAAATATCAATATGAGGTCAGTTGAAAGATTTCATACAGAATCCGGTGGCGACACAGAAATAGTTGTCGGAGCTAACGGCAACATAACAACTATAGGTAATATGAACATTGGTACCGGTATTGCAAATTATTTTAGTGCAGGCGGCAATACTAATATACTAAGCGGCGGATCACATTTTGAAACAGCCTCAACTATTCATATGAATGGTATCCCTGCAACACCAGCTACTCCTGCATTTACTCTTGGACTACACGATAATGTTGTAGTTGATCCATCAGCAGTTGAATGGAAAGAAACAAGGTACCAATCTGAAGAACCACTTTCTAGCATTATGAAGCGTGTACCAATGCACGAACCGTGGTCCGGCCACGAAAACTTAGACCCGTTAGCAGTAAAACCTGATCTAACAGATAGAGAGGCATAAAAATGGCAAAACTTTACAATCAACAATCAGTAGCAACAAATAAAGCTACAACTGCACAAACATCATCTAGTTTTAGATACAAGGGATTTAGTTCTAACGAAACTAAAAACAACTTTAAGCTCTACGATATTGAGTTAGTCAAGCGAGATCTAATGAATCACTTTTATATTCGTAAAGGTGAAAAATTAGAAAATCCTAACTTTGGAACAATTATCTGGGACATGCTATTTGAAAATTTTACTGCTGAAGTTCGCCGTTTAATTACAGAAGATGTAGAACAAATCATCAACTATGACCCACGAGTTAAGGTCAATACTTTAACAATTGACAGTACAGATCAAGGTATAAGAATACAAGCAGACATTGTTTATCTGCCGTTTAATGTCAACGAGCGCATGACTTTTGACTTTGACAAAACAAACAACATAGTAAACTGACCAGTTTATTTTTTAGGGTAAATATGTGATAGGGCAATAAAAACAATGACTACGACTACAAGACAAACAAATTTAATATTAAATCAGGATTGGACAAGGATCTATCAGACCTTCAAAAATGCTGATTTCAAAAGCTACGACTTTGAAAATTTGCGTAGAGTTATTATCACATATTTGCGTGAAAATTATCCTGAAGATTTCAACGACTACATTGAAAGTTCGGAGTATCTAGCAATAATTGATGCTGTGGCTTTTCTTGGACAAAGTCTAGCGTTTCGTATCGACCTTGCCAGCAGAGAAAACTTTATTGAATTAGCATCTCGTAGAGAAAGCGTCCTTCGCATAGCTCGTATGTTGAGCTATAATGCGAAGAGGAATATTGCCAGCAAAGGTCTTTTGAAATTCGATACTGTTAGTACCACGGAAAACATCCTTGATGCCAACGGAAAAAATCTTGCCCGCCAAATTATTCAGTGGAATGATTCTACAAATCCTAACTGGAAAGAACAGTTTAATACCATACTAAATGCTGCTATGGCAGATAACACCGAAATTGGCCGCAGTCAAGGCACCGCTACAATTCAGGGTATTCCTACAGAGCAATACAGGTTTAGAACAACTAGCAGAGATATACCAATTTTTAGCTTTAACAAGAATGTTGCAGGTAGAGCAATGCCTTTTGAAATGGTTAGTACAGCATTCAAAGGCAGTGAAGAAATATACGAAGAACCTCCAGTTCCCGGAAATCAGCTTGGCTTCGTATACAAGTCAGACGGTAAAGGTGCTGCTAGTACCAACACTGGATTTTTCTTGATGTTTAAACAAGGAAGTCTAGAACTTGCAGACTTTTCAATAGCAGTTCCAACCACCAATGAAAAAGTGGCAATAGATGCTGATAACATTAATAACAGTGATGTATGGTTATTTAAATTAGCAGCCAATGGTGCTCAGTTAGATTCGTGGACACAGGTATCTAATCTAGTAGGTAACAACATTGCCTATAACAGTATTGAAAAAAATATTAGAAATATCTATTCTATATCTACAAAAAATTCAGATAGAATTGATCTAATATTTGCAGACGGAGTCTACGGAAATCTCCCGCAAGGTCCTTTCCGAGTCTATTATCGTGTAAGTAACGGCCTGTCATACAGCATTCTTCCTAATGAAATGCGTGGTATCAATATCGAAGTTCCATATGTAAACAAATCCGGTCAAGGTCATATTCTTAAAATCAGTATGAGCTTGAAATACACAGTAAGTAACAGTGTTCCTGCTGAATCGGTAGAAAGTATTAGAACAAAGGCTCCTGCACAGTATTACACACAAAATAGAATGATCACCGCTGAAGACTATAATCTTGCTCCGTTAGCCAGCAGTCAAGACATACTAAAGGTCAAGGCTATTAACAGAACATCCAGCGGAGTTAGTCGTAATTTTGATATTATTGATGCCAGCGGAAAATATTCCAGCGTTAATGTCTTTGCTGATGACGGCTTAATTTACAAATCAGAAAGTGAAAAAAGTCTAGCGTTTAAAACTGTTAGTAGAATTGACACAGTTAATTTTGTTCGAAGAAGCATTGAACCGTTATTCACTGACACCGGCGTTTATAATTTCTATTTTACCAAATATGATAAAATTTTGTTTACTGATACAAATACACAATGGACACAAATCACTAACGATGTAAATGAAAGCACTGGCTATTTTATCAATGCAGTTGATTTAACTTTGCAAAAGGTAAGTTCTTATACAACTAACACTTTAAAATATATTGCATCTGGAGCAATGATTAAATTTGTTCCACCTGCAGGCAAGAGCTTCAAACGAGGAGAGTTGGTTGTCACTGATGCTAATGATTTAGATCAAACTGATAGAATATGGACTAAGGTTATTCGAGTAGTTGGTGACGGAACTAATGCAGGTCGTGGAACTCTAAGTACCGGCAAAGGTCCAGTAACTTTTAATGATGCTGTTCCTACAGGAGCAATTGCCAGTAGAATTATTCCAAAATTTGTGAACAATTTGCCAGAAGCATTAGAAACGCAGATTGTAAATCTATGTGCTGAAAACAAAAACTTTGGTCTTAGATTTGATGTTGCTACAGCATCGTGGAAAATTATCACAGCACCAAACATTGATTTAATCAATGCGTTTGCCCTTGGTAAGGCAGGCGATACATCTAACAACAATCTTGATACCAGTTGGATTATTGCGTTTATTAAAGAAGCAGACGAATATCAGATTCGTGTTAGGACACTAAATTATATATTTGGTAGTCTTGAACAAAATAGATTTTATTTTGATGTTAATCAGAAAATCTATGACGGCAAAACTGGTAAAACAATCAAAGACCAAATACGAGTTTTAGGTATTAACACTATGCCAAATAATCCTTTTGCATTAAAGCAAGATCTTGTATTTGAAGTTGATGATTCGATTAAGTTTGAAGATGGTTATCAAAGCTCAGAAGAAATACAAATTGCATTTAGCGACAGTGATGATGATGGCGTTATTGACAATGCAGATGCATTTGAACAAATTGTTGGAGCTGATCAAGATCTAAATTATCTATTCTTTACAGAAGTAGTGGACACCTTTGGTAACATAATTTACACATATTTTGATAACAGTGAAGATTTAATTTTAGTAAGACAAAGCGAAGATCAAATCAATATCAACGAGTTCAATGACGGCCAATTGATTTATTTCTACGATAGCGCAGAAGACCGAGTCAAGCGTGTAGATCTAGCGTCTAACAGTTTAATTCTAGAATCAGGATACCGAGCAAATCTTGGCCGTAGCGGATTAAAATTCCAGTACGTTCACAATGCTAATGTTGATAGAAGAATTGATCCTAGCGTCAGCAACATTGTTGATGTTTATCTATTAACAAGAAGCTACGATACAGAATTTAGAAAGTTTCTAGGCGGCGGCCTTGTAACAAAACCAGAAGCACCAAATAGTGACGGTCTTCGTATTAGTTTTGGTTCTAGTCTTGGAGAAATAAAATCTATCAGCGATGAGGTAATTTATCACCCTGTAAATTACAAAGTATTATTTGGTTCAACAGCTGACTATTCTTTACAGGCACAATTTAAAATTGTTAAAAATCCTAATAAAACAATCAACGACAATGATTTAAAAGTAAGAATTATTTCAGCCATTAATGATTTCTTTGATGTTGCTAATTGGGACTTTGGAGATAGATTCTATCTCGGTGAATTAATCACATACATTACGAATGCAGTTACTCCAGATCTAAGTAACTTAGTAATTGTTCCTAGACAGCCAACACAGACATTCGGTAGTCTGTTTGAAATTCAAAGTGCTAACGATGAAATTTTTGTCAGTGGTGCAACAGTAGATGATGTTGTTATTGTAACAGCAATCACTGCTAGCGAAATCCGCGTAGCTGCTTCAGCAGTTATATCATCAACTAATTTAGGGTAATTGTAGAAAATGGCAAATGAAATTTTCCCAGAGAGTAGGTTACCAATTCGCAGGACAGTAGATTTACTGCCACAAGTTTTTAAGACTGAAACTAACAGTAAATTTATGGCCGGCGTAGTTGATCCGTTGGTCCAGCCCGGTGTTCTACAAAAGACCGTGGGTTATGTTGGCCGTAGATACGGAAAAACTTATAAAGGTTCTGATATCTATCTTGACAGTGATAATACTTTACGCAGCAGATATCAATTAGAGCCGGGTGTAATTCTATCAGATAATCGCGGAAACATTGAGAATTTTTACGACTATATTGATTTTAAAAATCAACTAAGATTCTTCAACAATCTAAATGAGCGTGACGATTTAATTACCAGCCAAGACCATTATAGCTGGGATCCTCCTATTGAATGGGATAAGTTTGTAAACTTCCGCGAGTATTACTGGGTGCCAAGCGGACCTCCAAGCGTTAAGGTTCTTGGCCAAGGCGATGCAATTACCAGTACCTACAGAGTTCGTCAAGGTACAACTTCAACATGGATTTTTTATCCAGATGGTGCTACGAACAATCCTACATTGACTTTGTATAGAGGACAGACTTACAATTTTGCAGTTAACAGCCCAAGAGAAGGATTCTATATTAGAACAGCTTTTGATACAGGCAGTTTAAAATATAATCCTTTCCTTCCTTATATCCCTAATCAGTTAGCTGTTTACGACGGAAAACTTTGGAGAGCATTAACATATGTTACTGCTAGTGTTGACGGTACAATAGTCGAAGGACCTGAGTGGGAAATTGTAGATGAAAATGTACAAACTTCAAAGTTTGATTATTTTAGCGGAGTAACAAATAACGGCGCCACAAACGGTACAGTTACTTTTGAAGTTCCGCTCGATGCTCCAGACATTCTTTACTATCAGAGCGCAATTAATCCTGACAGATTTGGTCGCTTCTTAATTCAAGATATCGAAGAAAACACCAGCATCGATATCGATAAAGAAATTATAGGCAAGCAAACTTATACCAGTAGTAATGGGGTAGAGTTTACCAATGGACTAGTTGTTCGCTTTGGTGGTAAGGTAACCCCTACAAAATATAAAAAAGATAATTGGTTAGTAGAAAAAGTTGGCAGAGAAATTACCTTAATTAAATTTTCAGATCTAACAGTACCTGTAATCACAAGTCAAATTCCAGAAGTGATTTTTGATAATACAGGCTTTGATACTGACCCGTTTGATGATGCTACTTCGTATCCTGGCGAAAAGGATTACATTGCAGTTTGTCGAGCCAGTATAGATGCAAATCCGTGGAGTCGATACAATCGTTGGTTTCATAAATCAACACTAGAACAAGCACACAAGTTAAACGGTACAGACTTTGAAGCAGGCGACAATTTTAGAGCTAAACGCCCTATTATTGAATTTCGACCTAACATACAGTTGTTCAACCATGGCAGTGTAGCAAAGACACCTGTAGATTTTATTGATACATTTACAACCGATGTGTTTTCAACAATTGAAGGCAGTCAAGGATATAGCGTTGACGGAGAGTTTTTGTACCAGGGTGCTCGAGTTTTGTTTGTCGCAGACACAGACGAACTAGCCAACAACAAAATTTATCAAGTTAATTTTATTACTCATAATAATGTTAGACAGATTACTTTGAGAGCAACTACCGACTCTGATCCTATTCTAGGTGAAGGTGTTTTAGTTAAAAGCGGTAATGCTAACAAAGGATTGATGTATCACTTTAACGGTACTAACTGGGTGCCAAGCCAAGCAAAAACCAAAGCTAATCAAGTACCATTATTTGATCTATTTGATAAAAACGGTATTAGCTTTTCGGATGCAACAACATATCCTTCGTCAACATTTGTAGGATCGCCTATTGTAAGTTACAAAGTTGGTAATAGCATTGTTGACACTGAATTAGGATTTAGTCTTGATTACTTAAACATCGATAATGTTGGAGACATTTTATTCACATACAATCTTGATGGTGACAGTTTTAGTTATTCTATTGATCAATCAACAATAACAAAAAATTTAAACACAGGATTTTATAGATTCAATCCTCTAGACGAGTTTGCCAACGGCTGGGTTAAATCAGATAGTGATTATCAACAACCAATTCTTGACAGCGTAGTTGTTACAGAAATAACAAATCAAGTTACACTAGCAACTGTAGACTGGACTGCATTTAGTAATCTTCCGTCTACCGTGATATTTTATCTAAATGGACAAAGACATTTAGACAGTTATACTAGAGATAACGGAACATTTACCTTTGCTAATACATTTGCAGTAAACGATGTAGTTTCGATTAAAATTTATATTGACCTTGATCCTGACCAAGGGTATTATCAAATTCCACATGGATTAGAAAAGAATCCGCTGAACGACAATTTAACAGAATTTACACTAGGTCAAGCAATTGACCATTTGTCGTCTGCTATAGAAATTGAAACACAATTTTTTGGATCGTATCCAGGTAATAGCAATTTAAGAAATATCGATGGTTATCAAAATCGCTGTATGCGATTCCTAAAACACTCCGGCATTGCGCCGATGGCAGTATCTTTACTTTGCGATAAAAATATCAATATTGTAAAATCTATTCAACATTCGTTGAGAGCATACAGTAATTTTAAAAACGAATTCTTAAAACGAATTTCTGAGTTTACACCATTAGATAGCACAGTTGATTTCGTTGACGATGTTTTGGCAGCAATGACCATAACAAAAGACCAGTCAGATCCGTTTGCAGATAGCGACATGATTGGTAACGGCGCTCACGCTGATATTGAATATCTAGTAGAAGATGAAGGCATAAAAGTTTTTGCATTGAGCGAAACTTTTAATCTTACAGAGTTGAGTCGTCGTGCAGTTTATGTATATCGTAACGGTAGTCAGTTAGTCCACGGTAGAGATTATACATTTGACAGTACTTTTGGTTTTGTTAGATTGAGTCTGACATTAACTGAAGGCGACCAAATAGTAATAAGAGAATATTCGTCAACCGCATTTAACTATATTCCGTCAACACCTACTAAGTTAGGACTGTATAAAAAGTATCTACCGCACATTTATCTAGATGATACTTTTGTAACCCCTCGATTAGTAATCCAAGGTCACGACGGTAGCATCACTGCGGCTTATAATGATTATAGAGACGATGCAATTCTAGAATTAGAATTAAGAATTTACAACAACATTAAGCAAGAATATAACGAAAATATTTTTAATATTGATACAGTGTTTGGCGGCTATTACGGTAATGCTCTGTATTCTAAATCAGAATTAGATGCTGTTGTTATGCAAGATTTCTTGCGCTGGGTATCTAACACTGATATTGATTACACTACTAACGATCAATATTTTGATTCTCAAAATAGTTTTACCTATACCTACAGTAACATGACAGATCCAACCAAGCAACAGAGCTTGCCTGGTTATTGGAGAGGAGTCTATCAGTGGTTCTATGATACAGACCGCCCACATGTTTGCCCATGGGAAATGTTAGGATTTAGTGAAAAACCAACATGGTGGGAAAGTGAGTACGGTCCAGCACCTTATACAAGAGGCAATGCAATTCTTTGGGAAGACATTCGTGACGGTATTATTCGTCAAGGCGCCCGAGCCGGAACACACGATAGATATGCAAGACCTAGTATCTTAGATCATATTCCTACAGACAATGACGGCCGCTTACTAAGCCCGTTAGATTCTGGAGTTGCTAACGACTTTACTCTAATCAACAATCAAGGTGATTACAGACCTGGAGATGTTAGCCCAGTAGAAGCGGCCTGGAGATCTAGCAGTGAATGGCCATTCTCGGTAATGGTTGCACTTTGTCTCTTGAAGCCTTTTGAATTTATTACAGATAGCTTTGATAGATCTAGAATGTCAGTTAATCAACTTGGACAAACTGTGTCTGCAGGATCTGAAGTATTTTCAAAGATTTCTGATTTGTTAGTTCCTGTAGTAGGCGGAACACAGTTATCTGGATTAGTAACATTTGTCTCTAGTTATGTTCGTAGTAAAAATCTAGATCCGCAAGTTTTGTTAACACGACTAAACAATCTAGATGTTAAAATTTCTACAAGAATGTCTGGCTTTGTTGATCAGACAGAACAGAAATATTTGCTCGATAGCAAGAATCCAAGTTCTACTTCTAGTAGCATCTATGTTCCAAATGAAAATTACGATGTGATTTTTAATGTTGGCGTTCCTATGATTGGCATTGCTTACAGCGGAGTATTAATTGAAAAACTAGCCGAGGGCTGGAAAGTCAAAGGCTACGATAACCAACAGCCATACTTTAACTATTTTAAACCGATTGCCAGCAGTAGCGATCCGTTGACATCGGTTGGCGGAACAAGTGCATCTTTCTTAGATTGGGCTGCTGATAAAGTCTACAGTAATGGGGACATCGTAAGAAGCCAAAATATTTTCTATCGTGCATTGAAGTCACATACAAGTACTGGCGTATTTGACAAAACTCTTTGGAAAACTTTACCTAAGTTGCCAGTAGTTGGCGGAGTTGAAGCCTATTTTAGAAAAACATTCAGTCAATTAAAACCAACACAGTTATACTACGGAACAGTTATTACTACCATTCAAGGCGTAGTAGATTTCTTATTAGGTTATCAAGCCTATTTGAAAACACAGGGATTCAGTTTTGATCGATACGATTCTGAAAATCAAGTCGCCTATAACTGGCAGACCAGCTGCAAGGAATTCTTGTTCTGGACTAAGCACAACTGGGCAGTTGGATCGTTATTAACACTAAGTCCGAGCGCCGGCCAGATAGATATGCAAATTCCGTTAGGCGTTGCTGACAGTTTGTTTGACAGCTTTTATGATTATCAAATATTCAAAAGCGACGGCACCCCGTTATTGCCTATTTTCTTGAATGTTAATAGAGACTTCCAGTCGGTGAAAGTAAGCACAACAAATACCAATGAAGGTATCTACTTCATTAAAGTCTATTTCGTTCTTAAAGAGCATGTTACTGTGTTTGATGATCGTACAGTGTTCAACGATGTTATCTATGACAAGACTACTGGATATCGCCAAGAGCGTATCAAGAGTAGAGGCTTCCGTACTGTGGATTGGGACGGAGACTATACCAGCCCCGGCTTCTTGTTTGACAATGTTAATATTCAGTTATGGAGTCCGTATACTGATTACCGCCTAGGCGACATTGTTTCTTACAAATCTTATAATTGGGTCAGCAAACAAAATCAGCAAGGCGCTGAATTGTTTGACACAACAACTTGGGAAAAGTTAGATACCACTCCAACTAAAGGCCTAGTTGCAAACTTTGATTATAGAATTAATCAGTTTGAAGATTACTACGATGTTGACGCTGACGGATTAGGTAGCAGCCAACGAGATTTGAGTCGTCATGTTATTGGATATCAAACACGAGAGTATCTACAAAACATGGCCGAAGATGCAGTAAGCCAGTTTAAGTTGTATCAAGGTTTCATCCGTGAAAAAGGTACAGCAAATGCTATCACTAAAGTCTTTGATAAACTAAGTCGAACAAATACAGGAAGCATTGAACTAAATGAAGAATGGGCGTTCCGTGTGGGGCGTCTTGGCGGTACTAATCAGTTTAACGAAACTGAATTTAGAATCTTAAAAAATGATTTTAAAATCAATCCGCAACCAGTGATAATTGCTCCTACTGAGTCTACTACAGATGTATTAGATCTCTATATGCGTGTGCCTGAAAAGAATTTTACAATTGCACCAAATCCTTTCTCGGCAAATATCAACCCAGTTAAGAAATACAAATTAACTCCTAGAACAGCAGGATATGTAAATTCCTTTGATGTTGACTTTGCTGTTAAAACCTATGACGATATTCTAACTTTAAATATTGCAGACTTTGAAGAAAACTCGCATGTATGGATCACATTCTATAACAATTCATGGACTGTGTTAAGATACAACATTTCTAAATTGTTGTTAGTTACTGATGTTAATGTAGTTAAGACACGAGTTGAGATAGTGTTGGGTAGAACACACGGTTTATCAGTTGGTGATATATTTGGTATTAGAAACATTGAGAATCTAGAAGGATTTTTCAAAATCACAGAAATACCAGATAGAAAAACTATTGTATTTCAAATTAGCAAAGATGCTAAAGAACCGAAGTGGGATTCGAGTACAGTTATTAATTTAGAATTATTCAGTTCAGCAAGATTTAATGATTATCAATCTGTAGACCTTAATAATGCAGCAGCATTAACTAGTGGTGCTAAATTCTGGATAGACAGTAATTCCTCAGGAAACTGGGAAGTCTCCGAAAAGCAACAGCTATTTTCAGCAACTGAAATTGCACAATATGGAGCAACTGCCCCGTTGTCTAACGGACAATCTGTATTGTATATTGACATTTTGACACAGATAGTTTCCTCAATGCCTGCTAACAACTTAGTTGTTTCCTACCTCGAAAGAGAAGAAGGGTTAAAACCATTTCAAACTTTTGTAAGACCAAATAGTATTAGCGCGGCTGCTGACGGAGTATTTGGAGAAAGTCTAGCAGTGAGTCCTGACGGTAAGTGGCTAGCAATTGGTAGCCCAAGAGCAACTGGAGTTCGATCAGACTACCAAGAAGTTTATAACAGTGATCTAGATTATTTCCAAGGTGACATAGTTTTACACAAGGGAAAACTATGGAGAGCTAAAGTTGATATCTATGCACAAGATTATACAGGAATTGACAGCACTCGAGTTGGCGCAGACAGTACCCTTGCTAGAATAGATACTACCATGGAAGATTGGGAGCCAGTGTTAGTAGTCACAGCTAACCAACAAGGTTCAAACACCGGTTACCTAGAACAAGGCGCAGTATCATTATATGAGTGGAGTGGTCAAACTTGGGTCGAACGCTACAGTTTTGTTAGCCCAAGACAAAATGCCGGCGAACAGTTCGGCTCTAAAATAACCATTGGTGTTGACTCTGGAAATTATTATATGGCTATTTCTGCGCCCGGCGCAGAAGGTAATAAGGGTAGAGTTTACCTATACAAGTATGCTCCTTTAACTGTAGATACTTCGGAAACAATTACATATAAAGTAACAGTAGCACCACCACAAGGAGTAGATACAGGATACAAGTATTATATTAATGAGCAGTACAGACCTAACTTATCTTTACTAGTTGGCAACACTTACATATTTGATCAAACTGATCCTAGTAATGTTTATTATCCTAATCCTGTAAACGGTACTGTAACTAACAAGCACCCACTTAATTTCTCTGCAGATAATATTAGCGGAGCATTAGCTGGCGGAACATTATATACTACAGGTGTAACTTATCTACTTGATAACCGCAAGGTTACTCAAGCGCAATATATTGCAGGCTTCACAACAGCTACAACTAGAAAAGTTCAAATTGTTGTAACAGAAAATACCAGCAGCATCTTATATTATTATTCTTCATATACTCAAAACATGGGTAATTCTATAATTAGAAAGTATCCTAACATTGCCAAAGAATGGCAGCTGATCGAAAATCAAAATTTCAAAGGCGTCTACGACAATACCGGAGCTAGATTCTACGAAGTAGGAGCAATTGTTTGGTATAACAATGCACTATGGCAGTCGCTAGAAGATCAAACAGGTGACGGTAGTACAATTTCTATCAACTCAAATCAATGGTCTCGATTAGATCCTATTTCGACTCAAAGCTCATTGCCTACAAACATCTCTCTTGAAGATGATAGTACAGATCCCACAGTTGGCATGTTGTCAGCTGATCAAGTTGCTGAATTAGTTAAAGACGGCGACAGATTTGGAACCAGCATGGCAATGAGTCGCGATGGCATGACATTAGTTGTAGGCTGTCCTAACAGCGACGGACAATATTTTGTCAACTACAAAGGAGTTTGGAATAGCTATCAGCCATACACAGTTGGCGATGTAGTCAAATGGACAAACAACTATTATAGATTAAGCACAGCAACCTCAACAGGCGCTAATCCAGTTTCTGGAACTCCGTGGTCGCTAGTTGAAGCAGTATCAGACACTGCATCTGGAAAAATCTATATTTACAAAATGAATGCCTATGGTTTCTATGGATTAATGCAGACTATTAATGCAGGCAGCTTGCCGGATGTTAGTGACCTTGCTCCTACAGAAATAATCAACTCTGGGGATTTGTTTGGATTTGCTATAGATATTGATAACTCTGGAAATACAATCGCTATTTCTAGTCCGCAAGCAGATATTGATCTACAAAATCAAGGCAGTGTTTATGTTTTTAAATATGACACTGACTCAACTATTCCGGAATATCGCCTAAAACAAAAACTTCAAAGTTATGAAGTTTATAATAACGAATTATTTGGATTTAGTGTTTCTATCAGCGAGCGAGGTGAGCGTGTGGTAGTCGGAGCAAAGAACACTCCCTATAAATTATCAACACGATTTGATTTATCGACTAAAACAAGATTCGATGGCGGCAGAACAACATTCTCAGAAGACCAAGGCTACCCCGGACAAGTATATGTCTTTGAACTAAAAGATCAAACATACATACTTTCTGAAAAGCTCGAAGCTGATCTATTAGACAACGAAGGATTTGGATACTCTCTAGACAGCACATCCTCTGTAATCGTAACAGGGTCGCCTAATTATGCGCCAACTGGTACAAAGACCGGAATGACTAGAATATTTAGAAAAGATGTTACCAAAGACAGCTTTGCAATTCTTGCTGAAGAAAAACCAATGGTGAACATTGATCTTCTAAAGAGTGTTGCACTTTATGATGACGAAAACTATTTAAAGATAGCAGACCTAGATATCATCGATGTAAACAAATTAAAAATTCTTGGTCGTGCAGAACAAGAAATTAAATTTAAAACATTGTACGACCCGGCTACCTACACTAACGGTACAGACGAAGTTACTGTTGACGAAGACCAAGCATGGTTTGAAAAGAATGTTGGAGTTATTTGGTGGAACATTAGCACAGCTAAGTGGGCACATTATGAGCAAGGCGATATTGCCTACCGTGCCGGTAACTGGAATCAATTAGCCCCGGGTGCAAGTATAGATATTTGCGAGTGGGTTGAAAGTTCTATGGCTCCAGCAGACTGGGCAAAACTAGCAGACACTACAGACGGATTGTCGGCGGGTATTTCTGGACAACCATTGTACGGAAACCAAGCATATTCTATCAAGAGATTTATTAATCCTAATACAGGCCTATCATATGGGACAAGGTATTATTTCTGGGTTAAAAACAAAACAATTACTCCGACAGGTGTTGCCGGTAGAAATATTTCTGCAGCCAGTGTTGCAACATTAATCGAAAACCCGTCAAGTGATGGAACTCCGTTACTTGCAATTATAGACTCTGATAAATTCCTAACTTATAATTTAAGTTCGGTTATTACTGGTGATTCTGCGTTAATAAACATTGAGTACTATCACTCAGAACGCAGACCTAACGCAACACATACTGAATATCAGTTATTGACAGAAGGCATCGCAGACAGTTTACCAAGCGATCCTCTTGAGCAGAAATGGATTGACAGCCTAGTTGGATTTAATCAAGCAGGAAACCCTGTACCTGATCCTACCCTATTACCTAAGCAGCGTTACGGACTAGCCTTTAGACCTATACAAACTATGTTTGTTGATCGAGGAACTGCACTAAAGATTGTTATTGATAGAAGCAATGACATATTGGCGACACGACCATTTGCAGACCTAATTGATTTTGAAAACCTAAATAAGATTGAAGCAATTCCTAACGAAACACTAAACCTTTACGATTTAACAGTAGATACATTTGCTGAATTGTCCGAAGTTGGTATTGTTAGAATTAGTCCAGCTGTGCTAAGTGCAAATATTGTTGATGGTGAAATTGACACCATTGATATTATCGATCCAGGCTTTGGATATCGTACAGCTCCTCCGGTAAAAATTGTTGGAGACGGAATGGGAGCTAAAGCTACAGTTACCCTTGATCTGCAAGGTAGAATCACAGCAATTACAGTAATTCAGAAAGGTAGAAAATATACCATTGCTGACATATCTGTAAGAAACTTCTCAGTATTGGTTAAGAACGATATAACTTATAACAACTACTGGTCTATCTATTTCTGGGATAGTGTTAGAGAAGGATTCTTCAAGAGCACTGTGCAGTCTTATGATACTACCAAGTACTGGAGCTATATTGATTGGTATGCTACAGGTTACAGCTCAGTGACTCGAATTGCAAAAGAAATATTAGATCTCTACCTCGAGCCTACTATTAAAGTAGCAGTTGGCAATATTATTAAAATTAAAGAATATGCAAACGGTGGCTGGGCACTCCTAGAAAGAGTCACAGACGGAACTGGTGATATTCTTGGCAACTATATTTTAGTTGGGCGCGAAAACGGCACAATTAAAATTAATGAATCAATTTATAATGTTAAAGTCTATGACTATGAAACATCCTATGACGAAGTTACCTACGACAATCAACCAACTCAAGAATTAAGATTTATTTTTGCTGCTCTAAAAGAAAATATTTTTATAGATGATCTAAGAGCAGAGTGGAACAAGTTATTCTTTGCTAGTATCCGTTACATATTCTCAGAACAGCTATATGTTGATTGGGCATTTAAGACCAGCTTCTTAAACGCTATTCACAACATCGGCGATTTAGAACAGAAGACAAATTATAAGAACGACAACCTTGCTAGTTTTCAAAATTATCTAGAAGAAGTAAAACCATTTAGAACAACAATTAGAGAATACACCAGCAGGTATACTGATATTGATCGTCAAGGAGCAGCGATAACTGATTTTGATGTTCCGCCAGCTTATGATGTTAGAGAAGGGCAGATTCTTCCAGTACTGGAAAATTCTAATGTTATTGATACCTATCCTCACAAATGGTGGAAAGACAATCACACTTATTCTATCACAGACATTGTTATTTCATACGAGGGTGCAGACTATAAAGATGCTCCTAAGGTTGTTATTACAGGTGACGGTACCGGAGCCACAGCCCAAGCATTTATTGCTAACGGTGTAGTTTCTGGAATTAAGATGTTAACTAACGGTACCGGCTACACTACTGCATCGGTGAGTATTGTTGGCGGCAACGGTACATCTACTAGTATTGCAAAAGCTGTAGCAATCATTGGCGATAGCAAAACAAGAACTTTTGATCTAACAGTTAAATTTGATAGAATTACTAAAGAAGGCACTTACCAAGAATACTCATACATTCAAGAGTTTATTGCCGACGGGTTTACATCGATATTTGAATTAAATTATCCTCCAACAAGAGATAAGACAAAAATTGCAGTAACTATCAATGACGAAGTTATATTAGATAGTGCATATGAAATTACATTTTATAAATCAAGCACAGACGAATATAGTTTGTTAAGAGGCAAATTAAAACTATTATCGTTACCAGCTTCAGGCGATGATATCATAATTGTCTATGAAAAAGCTGATGAAATATTAGAAGCGGTTGATAGAATCAACAAGTATTATAGTCCAACAAGAGGTATGATTGGTAAAGAAATCAATCAGCTAATGACAGGTGTTGACTTTGGTGGAGTACAAATTCAAGGTACAACATTTGATGTTTCTGGCGGATGGGATGCACTTCCGTGGTTCACTGATACTTGGGATTCAGTAGAAGCCAATTCTGACTTTTATTATGTAGTTGATACACAGCCTTATACTTTGACCGGTTTAGACAGTCGATCACTAACTTGGAAAGCAGGATCCGTCGTTCAGTACGGAAATAAGCAGTACCGTGCAGTAATTGACAACAATGACAAACCACCAGTTGAATTCCCAGATGTATGGGAAGAATTAACAATTCTGCTACCGTTTACTCCTGCAATAGGACAACAGTTATCTGTTTATCTGAAGCGCACTGGACTAGGTTCTCCTAGAAGTATCGATACATTAGACTCCGCTGGCGCACCAGTTGTGGTCTATGATCCGGGAGTTGAAGAATCTCGAACTATTCGTATCGATGATCCAAATTTTGGCGGCACTGGCGTTACAAACTTATCAGCTATTATGCCTACAGTTATTGGTGACGGTTCTACTAATAGTATTGATATCCAAAGATATGTACAAATAGAAAACGGTGACACACTAATTTTCCGTCCAATGGACAGTGACGGAACTGTCAATATTACTGATGTTAACATTATCGATACCAGCTTAACCGGCGGATCGTTAAGTGCAGTTAGCGGTGCATACATTACCGCAACTGGAACAGCAGCAGAAGACATTGTTGTTGACGGTAGCAAGTTTATCAGTCCTGATCAAGTTCCTGCTCCGGAAGAAAATATTCCGGGTCAAGTTATTGACAGTGTTTCTATCAAAGTATTCCACACAGTGCAAACTGGTGCAACACCTTTACAGTCTCGTGTGCTAACAAGCAACGGAACTGACAAGAGATTTGCAATTGGTCTTACAATTTTAGACGGTGCATCAGTAATGGTCTATGTTGATAAAGTAAAATGCGAAATTAATTCAGCTGATAGCAGTATAGAATATGTTATAGATTATAACACCAATGAGGTAGTTTTCACTAATGCTCCGATTAGAGATTCGGTAATTGAAATCATAGCCATTGGTCTAGGTGGCGCAGCACTGCTTGATTATCAAGAATTTGAAGCAGACGGCGATACATTGTTTTTCTTAACTAGAGCAAATTATGCCGATACATCATCAGTAGTTGTAACAGTTGATGGTATTGATGTTGATGCTATATCAATTAACAGTTCTGAAGTATTAGATATTGCAGGTAAAACTCTAATACAATTTGCTAACAAGCCTGAACGCAGACAAATTGTAAAAATTGTTTGCTTGGGGGCTGCAACAGACATTGATTCAACAGGAAACTCCTTGGTTCGAGTTAATCAACAGATATTAACATTTGACGGAAGCACATTAAGCTATGACTTAGATCAATTTGTAAATCTGCAAAGAGCCAGTGCATCCGGAGCAGTGCTAGTAGAAGTTAATGGTACCCAGTTAAAAGGAGTCGACACTGAATTTGCTGTGTACGACGGAACTAACAATGTTCTTCCAGTTGGACGAGATCCGATTGAAGCGCCTAACACTGCTACTCAGTCTAACATTCAGGTATACATTAATAACGAATTAAAGAGAAACATTCTTGATTATGTTTACGATGGAAACGAAAATACAGTAACAGTTAATACCGAAGTATTGTCAATCAATGATGAAATAAAACTTATCATTGACATTAGAAGCCAATACACTTTTGAGAATAACAATATTGTGTTTAACACAGATCTCCAACTAGGAGATCAGATCTCAGTTACTTGGTTCAGTGAATATCCAAGCATGAACATTATTTCCGATCAATACACCGGCGGTAAAGTTCAGTACCAATTAGCAAGAGAACCGGTAAGTGCTAGTTATATTTGGGTTTACAAAAATGGCCAACGCTTGACACAGGATCGAGATTATGAAGTATCTATTCCTAGGAATGTTGTCTACTTGAAAACAGCATCTGTACTCGATGATGAAATTAAGATTGTGCAGTTTGGAAATTATCTAAGGCGTGCTCCGTTGGCCTATGAAGTGTTTAAAGATATGTTAAACATCTATCATTTCAAACGATTCAGTATTGACAAGGCAGTAGTACTAGCCCAAGATCTAAATTATTACGATCAAGTTATCCATGTCACTGATACTGCTAATTTGTTTGAACCAATTAAATCTAGAAATATTCCTGGAACTGTGTATATTAACGGTGAAAGAATCGACTATTTTGAGAAAACAGCTACTACATTGTCTCAACTAAGAAGAGGAACCAACGGAACAGCAATTAAAGAAACTCATGTTTCGGGTAGTAGTGTAGTTGATGTAGGCCGTGTTGAAAGCCTTCCATACAATGAAAGTCAAGAAAGATTAGACTTTGTCAGCGACGGAAGTAGCTTGTTAGTAGGTCCTTTAAACTATGTTCCAGAAGCAGCAACAAGATCAGATTGGACAAGAGTAACTATCCCAGTAGGTTACGAACCTTGCGATCAGATTGAAGTATTTGCCGGCGGCCGCCGTTTAAGAAAAGATCCTCTAACAGTTTATGATCAAACAGCTAACATTACCAGCCCTCAAGCTGATACTGTTCTAGAAGCTGAATTCAGTGTAGATGGTGTAAACGATTATATTCGACTAACATCTACTGTGCCTGCAGGAACACGCATTACAGTAATTAGAAGAATTGGCCAAACTTGGTACGATCGCGGAGCAACAACCGCTTCATCGGGTGTTACTCTGTTGAAAAACACAAGCTCTGTTGCTGAGTTTCTAAAACAAAAGAGCACCCAACTGCCTGAATAAATATACTATGGAACAGAAAAACACAAGTGAATCAACTATGAAAAACGAAAAACCAAAGGAAAATTCTCAACCTAACGAGACTTCGGGCTGGCATTTTGAAGGCCATATTAAGATTTTTGACCCCGAAACCGGCGAAGTATTTCAAGATAAGCGCAATGCCATTCACTATGAAAATATGAGTGTTGCTATGGTTAACAGCCTAAGCAATCAAGGCCAAGGGTGGATTTATCAAATGGCATTCGGCAGTGGTGGCACAACAGTTGATCCTACTGGATTGATTACCTATCTAACACCTAATACAGTTGGAGTAAACACTGGGTTATACAATCAAACTTATGCCAAAATTGTTGATCAAAGTGCCACAGAAAATGTAGACCCAACAAGAAACAAAATGGAAATTCGCCATATTAGCGGTGCAACCTACAGCGATATTGTTATTAGTTGTTTGTTAGACTACGGCGAACCAGTTGGTCAACAGGCATTTGATAACAGTGTTGATATGAGCGGTAGCTATGTTTTCGATGAGCTTGGCCTTAAAAGTTACAATCCAAATGGCGAAGGTAAGTTGCTTACCCATGTGGTGTTTCACCCTGTACAAAAGTCGTTGAATAGACTACTTCAAGTAGATTATACAATTCGTGTACAGAGCTTAACTGGTTTCACAGAGGTATAATAGATGCCATATATCGTAAATTTTACTGACAGAGAAAATAAAACCCCAATCACTGTCTATGACAACACTTCTAATGCAGATACAAGTTTAGATTTTCCAGGCCGAAATGTTACAGGCTACGGACAAATTATTGCCGAAAACTTTCTAGCATTACTTGAAAATTTTGCCAGCGGTTCCGCTCCTGCTAACCCAGTCGAAGGACAGCTATGGTACAATTCTTTAGAAGGCATACTACAAATTTGGGATAACACTCAATGGAAAGCCGCAAGTAACATTCAAAAAAGTACCAGCGAACCATCAGTAGAATCTGCTAGGGTTGGAGAACTATGGGTTGATACAACCAACCAACAGCTATATGTGTTCTCGGGATCAAGTTGGATTCTAGTAGGACCTAACTTCTCTACTGGTCTACAATCAGGTCCAGTTGTTGAATCTATTATTGACAGTGATAACTTTGATAGAGTTATTGTAACATTCTATATAGAAGATAAGCCTATTATCGTTATCAGTAAAGACAGTTTCACTCCTAAGAATTCTATTAACGGATTTTCAGCTATTAAAACAGGTATCAATATTACCAGTCTTGATGTGGGCGACGGCGGATTCCTACCAAAATTTTATGGAACAGCAATTGCAGCAGATTCCTTAAATATTGCAGGCACAGCAATTGCAGCAGCTAAGTTTTTAAGATCAGACACTACTAATACAACTGAACAAAATTTTAATATTAGAAACAATGCAGGTCTTACGATTGGCATTGACGGAACATTCAGCCTAACATCAACATCAAGCGCGGCCAAGATATACAATGCAACAGCAGGCGCAAGTATTGATTTGCAAACTAACAGAAACGGTGTTCCCGACACAGTTTTAAAAGTTGTCAATAATACAGTAGGTGTTAACGTTGCAGCTCCTGACGAAGCTTTAACAGTTAGTGGAAATATCAAATCTGACGGCAGTTTGATTCTTACTAATATTGCAGAAAGTACAAACTTTAACAACGGTAGTTTTAGAACAGCAGGCGGTATTGCCGTAACTAAAAATGCCTTAATTGGCAAAAACATAGATATTTACGGCCAAACAATTACAACTTCGATCGAGCCAAGAGAAACAGATAGATATGATAGCGGTAGTTTAACAAGACGCTGGAATACTGTTAGAACCAAGACTCTAGTTGCAGACACTATTGTTGGCGCACTTGAAGGAAACATTATTGGTAATGCTACTACTGCAACCAACTTGCGTTTTCCTACAACCTTTAAAATGCAGGGAGATGTAACTTCTGCAAATATCACATTTGATGGACAAGTAGGCGGAACTACAAAAACTTTTGAAACTGTTATTACTTCGGGTATTATTTCCAGCAAGGTTCAACCTAGTCCTAATGTTTCAAAAGCTGACGACTATGTTCTAGTGTTTAGAGCAGGTGAAGGCCTGTTAAAAGAAACTAGGGATGTATTTGTAGGCGACCTTGGTGTACCAGTTGGTACAATATTGCCGTTTGCAGGATCAGCAGCACCGTATGGTTATCTATTATGCGACGGTAGCGAACAAGAAATTGCCAAATATTTGACATTGTATAATGTTATCGGTACAACATACGGAACTCCATTTAGAGGACAGGCTGGATTAACCTTCGTCCTGCCTGATATGCGTGGCCGCTTCCCACTAGGTAAGCACAACATGGACAATAACAATACAGTACCGTTGGGTGGTGGATTCGTAGATGCAGGCGGTGGCTTGCCAAGCGGAGAAGCTATCCCTGCAGGAAACTTTATTATTGGTCGCAGATATACTATTTCTAGCATAGGTTCAACTAACTGGACAAGCATTGGTGCTAGCTCGTCGGCAGTTGGAACTACATTTACAGCAACTGGATTAGGAAGCGGAACAGGCTCTGCAACATTAGTTCCGCGAGTTGACGATACACAAGCAAGTACATTAGGTGGCGCCAGCGGAGATTATAGAAATACACTAACCGCAACCAACCTTCCGCAACACGAACACGACTTTAAAGCACTTAACGATGCAGGAACCAAAGGCGGCAATCAGTATCATGCAACTCGTTTAGATACAGCAAGCCCTCCGGGAATCGAACCTGGCGAAGGTGCCTTCCTTGGACGAGGTCCAACAACACCCGGCCAGATGCAATATCTTCCAAGTAGCGGAGGAGTATTAGGTTATACATCGGCACAGTTAGGACAGAGTTTTTCAATTATGAATCCTTATCTAACATTGAACTACATTATCCGTTCAGGACCACCAATATTCTAAGAGATAAAATATGGCATATTTAATTACCAAGTCAGACGGAACAACATTAACCACTGTATCGGACGGTCAGGTAGATGATCTAACCACTAACCTTACATTAATTGGAAAAAACTATAGCGGGTTTGGCGAAAGTCTAAACGAAAATTTTGTTAAATTACTGGAAAATTTTGCTAGCTCAGCAAGACCAACTCGTCCAATACGGGGTCAAATTTGGTTCGATGTTACTGAACTAAAATTAAAAGTTTACAACGGCACATCGTTCCAGCCAGTTAGTTCAGCAACAATTAGTGCAACACAACCTACTTCTTTAACACCAGGCGACTTATGGTTTGACGATACGAATAAACAATTATATTTTTATGACGGTGTGAACACATTATTGCTCGGACCGAGTTATGGATCAAGCCAAGGTGTTAGTGGCATCCGTGTTAATACAATTTTAGATTCTTTAAATCAAAATAAAATTATTACTAGTCTGTATAATAACGGAACATTGATCGGTATCTTTTCAAGTAATGAAACAGAGTTTACTCCAAAAATTCCTATCGCTGGATTCAGCGGAACAATTATTCCTGGTTTCAATGCTGGTACTATTGCTGGCATTAAGTTTAATGTAACAGTAACTAACTCTGAAAAATTAGGTGGACGATTAGATACTACCTATGTTAGGAATGACACCAGCGGAGTTATTACAGGAAAGTTAGGAATCACACAGGGTGTGGAAATTGGTGATGCTCAACAGGTTAAATTATTAGAAGCCAACGGTGACTTATTGTTACAAAACGTTGCACAGAATAAATTTATTAGACTAAGTGCTCGCAGAGGTTCGGTCCAAGACGATGCAATAGTAATTGAACCAAGCTCTCAAACTGTTAAAATATATGACGGCTTCCTAAGCAGTCAAACAACAGTTGGTGGAAACTTAACAGTTAACGGTGACCTGCGAGTTCTAGGAAACACTGTAGCAGTTGACGTTGCCAATCTTAGAGTTGAAAATAAACAAATAGAATTGGGTACATCAGCTGATAGTTCGATATTAACTAATGAACAAGCAGACGGCGGCGGCATTATATTGCGATCATCAGGTACCGGTGGCGACAAAGAAATTTATTGGAACCTTGCTAGAGACGCATGGGTGTTCAATCAACATGTTGACTTAGACACAGGAAAATCTGTTAGAATTGGCGGTGTAGAACTTTTAAAGTACAACGAAGGTGCCGGAACTTACGAATTAACAAATGCTGTAACAAGAGCCACAGGTATTAACATCTTCGGTGTTCAAGCAGAATTCACTATCGATAACATCTATATCAACAACAACAGAATATCGTCAGTTAATTCTAATGGCGACATTGAGCTGTATCCCAATGGAGCAGGTAATGTTGTATTAAACGGTTCTGCAAGAATAACTGAAATTGGGGAACCGGTAGGTGTATCCGACGCTGCTACTAAAAACTATGTCGATGTTCAGCTTAAAGCTAAACCATTAGTGCTGTCAATGGATATCTCCGATGGTAGGACTAACGACCAAATCGCATCAGATTTAGAATCCATTGCTCCTGTAGCAGAGTACGACAACGGAACAATTGCTAGAATTTTATGTACTATTGTTTCTGAAGTTCGACCAACACTAGATATGAACGACTATCTAAACGAGTCAACTGCTACTTTCAACACACCGTCTGGTACAGGTTCAGCTCTAACTGATGTTTCGTTTAGTACAGTAACTATTCCTACGCCAGCATATAACATCAGTAGAATTGTAAAAACATATCAAATAATTGCAAATGCATGGACATTTGTATCATAATGAAATACGGAGCGACTAATGGCCTACATAATTAACAGATTTGACGGAACACAACTTACTATAGTTGATGATGGTATTTTAGATACCAGCACTCCTGTAGGCCTAATAGGTAGAAATTATACCGGCTACGGTGAAGTTCAAAACGAAAACTTTATTTTCTTACTTGAGAACTTTTCTAATGATAGTCCCCCTGCTCGAGCATTGAGCGGCCAAGCATGGTACGATAAAACTTCAAAAGCACTTAAAGTATATAACGGCACAGGGTGGTTATCGATCGGTAATGCTACAGTAGCAGAAACTGAACCTGCTCACAGTAACGGGGGCTTATGGCTAAAGACAACAACACAACAGTTATTTGTTAGCGACGGTACTGTATGGCGTCAAGTTGGCCCCGAAGCTGCTAGCGGATTTGCGGTCACTAAGATGACCAGCACAGTTATTAAAGATGCACTTGGTACAAATAAACCTGTTATCTTAACACAAATTAACGGCGAAACAACATCAGTTATCGCTAATGAAGATTTCGTAATCAACTCTGAGTTTGCGATCCCGGGATTTAATCAGTTATACAGGGGTGTTAATTTAAAATCTACACATTATTTTTCTGGAAACCTAAAAGGAAACGCAGATTCTTCTACAAAGCTAGAATCGTCAAGACAGATTAACGGAATTGAATTTGACGGTACAGCTGATATTATCATTACCGCAGCTACTAATCAACCATTGAAGCCAGGCGATTATATTATTGGTTCGGAATTTAGTGGAGCATTTGAACAGACTTGGAGTATCAATGCTGAGTCAGAAAACATTCTAGGAACTGTGGTTGCTAGAAACTCAGTGGGTGGATTTTCAGCAACAACAATTAATGCTGATTTATTTGGCAATGTTCAAGGCAATGTAACAGCAGTATCGGGAACTAGTACATTTAACAACCTAATAGCTAATGTAGTTACTGCTCCAGTAATTGACGGAAATGCCACAACAGCAAGTAGAATACGATTCCCTAAAAAAATCAACACGATTGATTTTGATGGTTCTGCAGATATTACTCTTCCGGTCCCAGCTAATACATTAACTACAGATACTCTAGCGATAAATGTTGTTAATTCTAGTTTGACAACATTAGGCAAACTAGAATATCTAGAAGTCGAAGCTCCTGGTATTATTGTAGGTGACGGAAATAACCTTAACATTAGAATTGAAGGATTTACTCCAACATTAGAGTCCGATGTCTCTAACGCATTGAAGTTAAAATTATTAACCGGATCTGTAACAGTTGCACCAACTACGGTTACATTTATTTCGGCTAACGCTGCCAATGCTGATGGTGTGTTATCTCCTGCATTGGTTCCAGACTATACATTAGGAACAGCAATTGATAGAAGACCAGTACTTGGTCTACCAAGTCACAGATGGCGTGATATCTATTCTGCCGCCGCAACACTAGACGGTTTAAAAACTAACACAATCAGCGGCAGGACACTAGCAGATCAAGTTACCTTTACTAAGGATGTCATCGTAACAGGGAATACCTATAGTGCATTAATTGGTAATGTAACTGGCAATGTTGTTGGTAATGTAACCGGCGCAGCAAGTTTGAATATGCTAAAGTCGGGCGATACTATGTCTGGAGACTTGTTCTGGAATACAACTGGTCGTGGGTTACAATGGTCAATGAATTCCGATAGCGCAAGTATTCGATATTACAATACCGGCGACGGCGATACAAATAGTAGATTGGAATTTAACACCGGTGATAATACCAATGAATTTTTTAGATGGACACACACTGTTGGAGCATCAACATATGAGTCAATGCGTCTTACTCCAAATACATCTGGATCAGCAGATCTTAACATAACAGGAACTGTTAATGTTTCTGGAAATATTAATATATCTAGTGGATCGTCAACATTCCAAGGCCGAGGATCTGGAATAACTGACCTTAATGCATTTAATCTGGCATCTGGAACAGTTCCCCCAGCAAGACTAAGTGGAAATTATGCAATCAGCGTAACCGGTAATGTTACTGGTAATGTTACCGGTAATGTAACAGGAACACTAACAGGAAATGTAATAGGTAATGTTACAGGAACAGCTAGCGGAAACTTAGCAGCATCCGGCGGAACATTAACAGGAGACCTAAATTGGTCAACATCTGGCCGTGGCTTAACTTGGAGTATGAACACTGACGGTGCAAGTATTAGATTTTATAATACAGGCGACGGCGATACTGGCAGCAGATTAGAATTTCAAACAACTGACAACGGCAACGAATATTTCAGTTGGACACATGCCAGCGGCAGCACATTCGAATCAATGAGGCTTGTGCCAAACAGCAACGGCAATGCCGCCCTTACGGTATTTGGTAATGCTACAATTAACGGTACAACAACCGGAACATTTACTGGTACTGGTACCGGCCTTACACTTAATGCTGGTAATCTAACAACAGGTACTGTTCCTACAGCCAGACTGTCCGGAACATATGGAATTAATATTACTGGTAACGCTGCTAGTGCCACAGTGGCACAGAGTGCAACTAACAATATTCAGCGAGTAGGCGACACAATGACAGGTAGACTAGGACAGTCTACAGCTGGTTTCCATGCAGCTTCAAAAGAAGTTATTTCTACTAGAACTGACAGCGGATTCTACGATTGGTCCGCTCCGTCTACAGCAAACGGTTGGCCGGTTACAGGTTCGTGGTATCACTTATTGTCATCTACACATGTAAATGACTCAAATTATTATGCTATGCAACTTAGTGCAGATTTTTATGGACAGAATCTCTACTATCGTTCTACAGCTGGAAATGGTAACACTGCCTGGAGCAAGATTCTTCATAGCGGTAATTACAACGAATATGCTCCTACTAAATCCGGAGGAGGAGCTACAGGTACTTGGGCTATTAATATTAGCGGTCAATCTGCTACAGTAGCCAATCTCCCAAGCAGCCAAATTATAAATTCTTTAGGTTATACTCCGGTTAGTCCAGGAGCATTGACTAACCAAGCAGGGACAGCTATTAATGGTACAACCGCAATTCTATCCGGTAAAGTAACAATTGCAGCAGGCAGTGATAAAGGATTACATTTCCCAACTGATGCATTTGGCGGCAGCGGCGACTCGGCTCGTATTACATTAGAAACTGCAAGCGGCGAATCGACCCGTATGCGTTTCACAATGACTAATGATGCCGATGATTATTTTGAATTCTCTGCACCAACTGATGCTGGCCTAAAGATGAACGGTAATACTGTTCTTCACGCAGCGAACTATTATTTCTATTCTCCAAGCCTAACCGGCGGCAATGCCAGCGGAACATGGGATATTAACATTACCGGTAATGCAGGTACTGTAACTACACTAACATCTGGACAAATTATAGCAGCACTAGGCTACTCTCCTGCTAACGGTAGTGGTGCCGGAAATATAAACGGTGAACAAAATTATCAAGACTATAACTTAAGACGAGCAACAATCATTGATTATAGTCTTGCTCACAATGCATTAGGTAATGTATCTGGCAGTACAACAGTAAATCTTGAATTGGGTAATTATGCATCAGCAACCGCAGTCGGAGCAGTTACTTGGACATTTGCTAATCCTCCAACTGGCACCAGAGCCGGAAGTTTAATTTTAGAATTAACCAACGGTGGTACCTATACACAATATTGGCCTGCAAGTGTTAGATGGCCTAGTGGATCAGCACCGACTCTAACTGCCAGCGGAGTTGATGTCTTAGTATTCATCACAGACGATGCCGGCAGCAATTGGCGTGCCGCGATAACAATGGCAAACAGTAGGTAAAATATGTTATCACTTGAACAAGTACTACTAGCAGCCGCGCAGTACTACAATCCAGAAGCTAGGGATCAACAAGAATTTCCTACTCCAGGCACATATTCGTTTACTGTTCCTACAGGTGTAACATCTATATGTGCGGTCGCAATTGGCGGTGGAGGTGGAGGTGCAAGCGATGTTAACGATGGAGGCGGTGGAGGCGGTGGCGGCCTGCAATATAGAAATGATATAACAGTTACCCCCGGAGAAACTCTTACTGTTGTAGTTGGATCGGGAGGAGCCTCTGGAGTTAATGCAGCTACAGGCGGCCCTTCTGGACTTTACAGAAGCGGTACTCAGCTGGTATATGCTACTGGTGGCGCAGGAGCCCGTAGCCAGTTTGGCGGCCCCGGCGGCGCAGCCAGCAGTAACGGAGCAACTGCTATTCCTTACGCTCCGTTAGGTAATAGCGGTTTAGGTTCAGTTAACGGCGTACTTTCAGTGGTAACAGATACCAATGTGGATGACACTTTTTATCAAATAGATTTACCATTTACTATCTACTTTTTAGGTGTAGCATATACTAGAATTTTTGTTGGGTCAAATGCATACATAACATTTTCAGCAGGCAGTAGTCTGTATTATGGATACTCGGCAAGCCAACCGCCTGGACCTCATGTGTTGATATATCCAGCCGATCGTAGACTATACCAATTATATACTGGTCGCCTTAACGCAGGAACTAGTAATGACAAATTTGTAATTCGTCAACATGGCGGAGATTATGCTACTCCAAGTAGAACTAATATTTGGGAAGCACATTTTTACCCCAATGCAAATTATTTTGATATATTTTTTATTACTGATCCAGGCGGAAACTATGTTACTCCGGGGATTAGTAACGGTAGCACATACTTAACAAACTATGCTAGTACCGCAGGAACAGCAGTTCGAATTAGCACAGTTGATCCATCTACACCAGGAGTTGCTGGTTATAGTGGAGGAAGTGGAGGAAGTGGATCTCAAGCATTTGGAGGAAACTATCTTGCTGGTGGCGGAGGTGGTGCTGCTGGATACATAGATAATGGCGGCAACGGTGGTAATGGCAATAATTCAATAGGCCAGGGCAGTACAGGTGGTGGCGGCGGCGGCGGAAACGCAGACGACAGTCTTGCTCGAGGTGGCGGCGGCACTGGTTTACAAGGCATAGGAAATAATGGTGCCGGAAACGGTGGTGGTGGCAGTTCTTATAATGCAGTTACTAGTGTTTCTTCAACAGCATCAAACACTGGGGGAGATTTATATCCTGTTGATCTGCATTATGCTTGGGGTAATTTCATAAACACTTACGGAGTATGGGTTACCTCTAGAGGAACAGTTGATGGTCAAACAAAAATTGTGCAGCGTGGATTTTTTGCTCCGTATTCTGGCACATATACCATTGAGTATGCTGCTGACAATCAGATGAGATTTTTTATCGATGGAACATTAACTGCGTCGACTACTGATTTTACAAGTTCTGCTACTGTTACAACCTATATGTCTCGTGGTGAACATGTTCTTAAATTTGAAGTACAGAATTACGGTGGTGTATCTAGTTGGTACAGTAATCCAGCAGGGTTTGCTCTAACCATACGAAATAATACAGGTGTATTAGTATGGGATACACGAACTTATAGACTTTCTAATTCTGGAAACTCTTTAGTTAGAGTACAAGCAGGTGGTACAGCAGCCAGCGGCCAAAATGGTGGAAATTATGGCGGCGGCGGTGGAGGCAGAGATACCGATGGCGGATCAGGTAGTGGAGGTGTAGGCGGCAACGGCGGAGTTCGAATTATCTGGGGTCGAGGTCGTAGCTATCCATATCAAGCTCAGGATGTTATTCCAATAACAGTTGCTTCTACGGCTGCATTAATCTTACATTATGATGCTGCTAATATTGCTAGCTATAATGGCGGAAACACAATTTATGATTTATCAGGAAATGCTAACCACGGAACAATTAGTCTAGGGTATGCTCCTGCAACAGTTCCGACCATCGGAACTAATAAAGTTATTAGATTTCCAGTTAGTCAAAATACAAAAATTGATTTTGCAGCTAACGAGTTAACAGCGTCTCGAATTACAGTTGAAATGTGGGCATTGGTAGATGACTTTGCTAATGGAATGTTCTTTGGTTGGTACATACACGACGTATGGACTTACGGAGGCACACTTGGATTTAATACAGGTCAGGGTGATGTTTATGGTATACCAGCCGCTAGAATCAATCAACTAAACATTAGAGACCGTTGGGCACACTATGTATTTGTTATGAATGCTGGGGATTACACACAAAATAAAATTTATATTAACGGAGTAGAGCAATCTCTAAGTCAACAATATTCTAGTCAATATGCACCGTATGCAAATTTTAATAGCGGTAACGGTCGTATAGGAGGCTGGCGTCTTGAGAACAGTTACCAGCAGGTGATGGATCTTGGCGTCTTTAAAATTTATAACAGACAATTAACGCAGGCTGAAATTACCACAAGTTACAATGAAAATTTGGCAAGATTTAGTACTCCTGTTTACTACACAGGTCTTTGGGGTAAACGAGTCGACGGATATTTCAATGATGATGTTAATTATTTTTCTGGAAGAACAGTAGTTGAATCTAGAGTATTCAATAGTATGGAATATGTTTCTTCTTATCAGGATCTATATAGTTGGGAATTTACAGGATATTTTCAACCTCCACAAGATGGTTATTATTACTTTTCTTTAGGATCTGATGATGCAAGTTATCTATGGATAGGATCGTCGGCGGTAACCGGATATACAACAGGAAATCCTTTAATAAACAATGGAGGCCTACACGGTTTTCGGGCTTATGCTAACTCCATTTACTTATTGGCTGGTGTTTATTATCCTATACGAATTCAGTTCGGTGAAAACTATGGTGCAGATGCAGTAATAGTTGCAGTAAACGGGCCAGGCATGCCAATTAATACCTATGGCAACGGATATTTCTTCCACGACGATGGAAGCAGAATTTAAGGACAACAATATGTATTATGTAAAAATAGAAGACAATCA